TCGCTAGTGGTAGCCCTTATATTACTTGCGACGTTGCTCGTTTCGGCAACGATAGCACCGTTATTGGCGTATGGAGTGGGTATAGGGTTAAGGTTTATAGATATTCTAAAAAGTCGATAGTAGAAGTATCGCAGATCGTTAGACAATTAATGGCCGAGAACTCGGTCCCTATTTCTAACGTACTTTTGGACGAAGACGGCGTAGGCGGGGGGGCGGTCGATATATTAGCTTGCAAAGGATTTGTAAATAATAGTTCTCCTCTAGAAAACCCAATAAGCCGAACAAAGGATAATTTCGACAACTTAAAAAGCCAATGTTATTTTAAGTTAGCCGAGAAGATTAATAGCGACGAAATATTTATAGATTGCCCTACTAACTTTAAGCAAATGATAGTAGAAGAGTTAGAACAAGTAAAGCAAAAGTCCGTAGATAACGACGCTAAAAAAGGGATTATCCCAAAAGATAAGGTTAAAGAAAAAATAGGTAGGTCTCCGGATTTCTCGGATATGCTAGCTATGAGAATGTGGTTTGAGTTTAAGCCGAAGTTCGTCGTCGGCGTTTGGTAATTAAAATTTGTTAACTTTGAATAAATATTCTATTATGGGGTTATTTGATATATTCACGAATAAGAAGACACTAGACACAGTTCTACCTCCAAATTTTAATACTGCGCAACAAATAGCGATCCAAAGAGGTATCGTTACTTGGCAAGGAGGAAACCAACAAGCCTTTGTTAGAGACGGCTATCAAGCTAACGACATAGTTTACTCGATCATTAAACTAATAACGGACAAAGCAAAGCTAGCGCCGTTCCACGTTTATAGAGTAGTAGACGAAGTTTCGTCTAAGCGTTATAAGGCGTTAATGAAACAACCGGATAAGATTACTAATTGGCAAGAAGTAGCGGACCTACATAAAAAAGCGTACGAAATGTATACCGGAGACGCACGTCTTAACGAGTTACTAAAATACCCTAACGAGGAAGATACTTTCGCGGATCTAGTAGAGCAATATTGCGGATTTAAGTTAATGATAGGTAATACTTTTTTATACGCCAAGCTAATAGAAAGCGGAAACAATCAAAGTAAGCCTTACGAGTTATTTGCTCTTCCCGCTCAATATATGGCTATCATAGCAGATATAGAAGTTTTCCCTCCCGTTAGATTAGGCTACCAACTTTACTACGGTAAAATGTGGTCCTTTGACGCTAAAGAAATATTACACGATAAGTACTTTAATCCTTCTTGGACCGTAACCGGTAACCAACTTTACGGACAGTCTCCTTTATTGGCGGCTTCTAGAACTTTAACTAGATCCAACGAGGCAAAGACTGCGGCGGTTTCTGCGTTCCAAAATGGAGGACCGGCGGGAGTTTTATTTATGAAGGATCAAAGATTCGATCCGGCTAGCGGGGGCCAACAAGCCCAAGCGTTAAAGACTTCAATAGCACAAAAGGGAGGCGCTGAAAACTTTAACTCTATTGCGGTTTCTGCATACGAGGTAGATTGGAAACAAATTGGATTAAGTCCGGTAGAGTTAAATATTATAGAGTCCGAAAAGTGGGATATGAAAGCCCTTTGCAATATCTACGGAGTTCCTTCGCAGTTATTAAACGATTCGGATAATAAGACATACAATAACCAACTAGAAGGCGAGAAAGCGTTAACTCTTCGTTGCGCTATTCCTTTATTAGATTCATTAAGAGACAATCTTAACCGTAAATTGCACACGGATTGGGGTTATAAAGGGACGGACATTTACGTCGATTACGATATCAAAGTATACCAAGAATTAGAGTCTAATAAGTCCGAGCAAGTAAATTGGTTAGATAAAGCGTGGTGGATTCCGCCGGCGCAGAAAAATGAAATAATGGGTATAAAGACTCCTAGTTACGTTCCTAATGAGGAAATGGAGAAATTATATATTCCTAGTAGTTTACAACCTACGGATCAATTCCAACCCTTAACACTTCCTAACGATCAAACTCTTTAACTTTCAAATAATGGAAACTAAAAACTTTGATAATTTGTTAAACTCTTTAGACGAGTTAAAGCAAGAAATAAAAAAGACAACCGGAATTAATAAAGCCGGAGTTACTTACGCTATGGGCTTAATTGAAGACGGCAAATTCAAGAAGCCTAATTCTTGGAGCCGCCCAACGCCCGCAGACGAAAACGCATTTATTGAGGCCGAAGGTATGGCCGCTTATGGCAAATGGCACCTAGGAATAGACAGTAACGTAGATCCTAGCCTTAAAGGACATTGGACTTATTTATTTACTAGCGACTTTAAAACAGTAGATAGAGCGGGACTTATTGCTATTAGACAAAGAGCGGGACAAAATAAAGAGACGGCTATCTTTGAGGCGGCCGGTAAAATACTAGAAAAAATAGACGCCTAAATGATTTGGCAAGACTATAAAAAACTTTATTGGAACGCTTTAAAACAGTATTCTCCTACATTCAAAAAGGAGTTACAAAGACAAGTAGATACCTACTGTAAGACGCAAGATTATAACGCTATTAGTAGTAAAGCAATTAAAAAGACTATTCAAAAGCTACATACTGCGCTTGGTACTAAAATGGCGGGAATCGCTTATAAAGACGTTAAAAAAGGAGTTAAATCCTTTAATGGTCCGTTAGAGACTAAGTCGGAATTAGTGGATCTATGGGCCTATACTATTCTAGCTTATCTAGAAACCAAAGGACTAGAAGACTTAGCCGAGGGAATAACTGACACTACCAAAGAACAAATAAGAAACTTTCTTATTCAAGCCCAAGAACAAAACTTAACGACTCAACAATCTATCGCGCTACTAAAAACTAGCGGGATAACTAATTTTAGAGCCGAGTTAATTGCAAGGACCGAAACGGGAAGAGCGGCTAATATAGGATCGGTAGTAGGCGCAGTTTCTACCGGATTAGTTACCGTTAAAGAGTGGATTTCTACCCAAGACTCTAGGACTCGTAGGATTCCAAGGGATCAAACGGATCACTTAAGCCTAGACGGAGTTCAAGTTCCAATAGACGCGACTTTTACAGTTAAAGGAACTAAATATATCGACTTAATGTTGCACCCTTGCGACTCTAGCGCGCACGCCGGAAACGTTTGTAATTGCCGTTGTACTTTAGGCTATGAGGCACAAAGAGACGCTTCGGGTAAATTACTAAAGCTAGAAAATAATCCCCCGCTAGGAGACGTCGGTAGGATTTGGAATATATTTAACGATACAACCGGAAGACAAATAAAGGATCTAATTGCCGAGGCGTTACGATAAAAAAAAATAGTATAACTTTGAATTACGAATAATTTATTTAAGCTATGAAAAAATACCAATTTAAAGACATAATAGCGGAGAAACAAGATTCTACCTATTCCGTTATGGACGTAGATAGTGCGCAAAGAAGAGTTAAAACAGTTTGGGCGCGTTGCGGAAATGTGGATCTAGATAACGACGTTATAGTAGCGGAAGCGTTTACTAAAACGATTAAAGAACGCGGTCCAATGGGTAAAAACCTTATTTGGTCTTTAGTGGATCACTGCGCAGAAATGGACTCGGTAATAGGTAAGCCGGAGCAACTTTACATAGAGAACGATATGTTAATCGCAATCACTCCGATAGTAGATACCGAAATGGGCGAAGACGTAATTAAAATGTACGACGCCGGTTTAATTAACCAACACTCAATAGGATTCAGTACTATTAACTCTAGCGTAGATAAGAAAGGAGTTAGAACTATTACGGAATTAAAACTATACGAAGGATCTGCGGTACTTTGGGCGGCTAATCCGGAAACTCCGACTTTAGACGTTAAGAGCGAGGACCGTAAGAATAACCTTAACGATAGATTAGAAAAACTATTAAAAGCGTTTAAAAGTGGCCGTTTTACGGACGAGACTTTCGCATTAATGGAAATAGAAATAAAGAGAATACAATCCGAAATTTTAGAAATAGAAGTAGTTAAAGAAATCACTCAACCCGCAGTAGCAGTCGAGCCGATAGTAGACGAAAAAAAATCTAACGAGGATTTATATAAAGCAATAAACAATTTTAATAACCTATTTAAAAAATAGAAAAATGGAACTAGAAAATCAAATCGGCCAAATGGCTGAAAATGTTAAGTCTATCAAAGACGATACGACTAACGCAATCGCTGACTTAAAGTCGGACATTAAAGTAACTCGCGACGAAATGCAAAACCAAATCGACGGAGTTTTAGCCGCTCAAAAGAAAGCCGCTAAAAAAGAAGTTAAGTTTATGGACGAATTAATTATCGAGAAATTAGACGGTAGATTAGACGAAATGGAAAAATCTATGAAGTCAAACGGTAAATTCCGTATCGACTTAAGCGAAGCTAAGTCTATGACTTTATCGGCTTCATTAACCGGAGACGCGCAAGCATCTTACGCACCTAACGCGTCAGTTTTACCAAGTCAAGCTATTAACTTCCGCGACTTGATCCCTACTGTTAGAAGTACTAGCGGTCTTTATGTATTCTACAAAGAAACTGCGACTACTAACAATATTGCGGCACAAACCGAAGGTTCTAACAAAGGCGAGAATAACTACGCATTAAGCGAAGTAAAAGTAGTTAACGATTATATCGCGGGCTTCTCTACATTCTCTAAGCAAATGGCTAGATCACTTCCTTTCTTAAGCACTACTTTACCTAGAATGTTAACTAGAGACTTCTACAAGGCTGAGAATAGCGCTTTCTTTACAACTGTAAGCGGAGCCGCTACCGGTTCTACTACAACTGCGGAGAC